CATCGGAATCATATTCCTCCTCGGATGAGTCATAAACACTGGAGTAGTCATTAATATTCTCAGCGTAAAACTCAATTTCACTCAACATTTTCTCCACCATCTCATCACCTTCATCATTCTGGTCAAACCATTTAAGTTTTTTATATAGCGCGGATAAGCGCTTTAATAATTTATATAGCGCTGATAGGCGCTCACAGTAAAACTGTGGCTACTCTAAAGAGAGTAGTCTTTAGCGAATATGGCTGTAATTACTGGGTGTGAGATAACACTTCCCAGTACCATATTCTCTATTTCCTTTGCTAGCTGAACCCACTCGTAATCTGTGCAGCCATAGCGGCATTGTAGACTTTCGAGTGAGATCTCAAGGTGGGACCGATCATCATCAGCCCAGTATCTCTCGTTGATCTTCTTTGCTGGGACTTTGAATCTCAGCCGAAGCGCATCGAGGACGATGTTGCGTGGTTCATTACATAAACCTGCAACCACCCCAGATAGGAAACGTTCTGCCCGCTCAGTGTTACTCATTTTCGCGAAAACACTGGTGGAAACTCCAAGTTGTGTGGCGTCTAAATCACCACGGACTTTACCGAAATTTCGAAGGACAGCCCCCAAGCAAAGCATGGAGGTGCTAGCACCGCATTTAGAGCGGCAAGCGAATGTTTTCAGAAAATCAGATTCTTCATTGTTGAATTTGATACTGAATTCGCCAGTACATCCATTGAAGGAGATGGCGTGATCGAACATGGCGATCACCTGGTTGTTGTCCATGTCATCTAGAAACACTTTCTCATCACTATCGGGAAAGCGCCATCCTATATGCTCAGCGACGTGAAGTGCTGATTGCATACAGAGGACATTGTTGGACTGGTAGATGTTGTTTGCGTGGGTGGTACTACCATCACCCGAACCCATAAACATAGTCTTTGGTTCTATGTCTATGTACTCAGAGCGTTCAATTGGGTTGGTCAAGCGTAATGGTTGTCTAAGCACATGCATGAAACCACTGAAAGTCTTGAACAAACCAACCTGTGTTAGTTGCTCTCCGAGTAGCAGGAAATTGCCAGGTCCGTTCGTTGTGTCACATGACCGAATGTCAAACGTGAACAACATTCTTGGCTTCCCCCGACGAACAAGCACACCTTCAAGATCATCAGAGAAGCTTCTTGTGTGCAAACCAACCTCTGTTGAGTTGTCATCGATCCATGTGTTACCGGATGCTGGGAATTCTGCGTCACACTCGGTGCTCATAGGGAGATCCCCAAGCATCTTGTAGATCTCATGTTTCGAACTGTAGTACAACTTGTTGTACCACGTGCGGCACAACACACTCTTGAGATAGTTGTATACCCAGCCTCCAAACATTATGGCGCCTCCATAGGACACAAAGAGTCTAGCAAGTTTGCCAACCTTACCGGTCTCAAACTTGACTTTAAGCTCAGGTTGGACACCAACCGGAACTGGCTCTTCAGAGTGCCAAGAGAACATCTCACGAAAATAACGGAGATAGAGTTTTTGCTTAAGCGATGACTCAGCAAAACTCCTGCGAGTGTTGCACAGGTCTAGAACACCATTATAAAGCTGTGAAGCGATATAGTCTGTGGCGTAATAGATTGCTTTAGGAAAACAACCTAAAGTCCAAGCCCAACATTTCCCTTGATAAAACAAGCGTCTCAGGAAACCGAAATTACCAGGACCCCAACGAGCCCTAACCTGGCTATTAACCAGAAGCATGAATTGTTGGTCAAACACTCTCATTCCTTCAAACTGATGCCGTGCGTGGGTCATCATTGCAGAATATTTCGTGTTGGACACAACTTCAAGCAGCTCAGGCAGTGAGTCAACATCGGTCAGCAGCATCTGATTGTAACGAAGCTCATTTTCGAGTGGTCGAGCCTTGTACAATCGTGCTAGTGCATTGACTGCTGTTGTCGGGGTGTTGTCATACAGCTGAAACACTTTCTCAGGAATGTGACTTCGGAATTGCACAAACGTGGTACGATACCAGCGATGATGTGCAACCAAGTTTGTCTTGAAGTAACCTCTCAGAGAGTGCTGTCGGTCAAGCTCAAAACCATTACTCTTGGTGATTTGAAACATATGATTATCAGTGTCATCGTTAATCATGTTTTCAACACCAATATCATGTGTAATGAATTGGAACTTTGGGTCAACACCACATTGAATGTAGGAGTCAACATTTGCACTGTCATACGTTGGTATTATTGTACGCTCGTGCTCCGGCTTGAGCATCTCTCGGCCAGCCAACTCAGCAGTGATTCGATTATTGGAGAGCAACAACGCTTCACTGGCGAGGATCATTTCAAAGTGATATAAGATTGTATCAGCTTTGATGTGAGCCGGGATGTCTGGATAGTCCTTGTTTGCACAAGCATCACATGCTTTCATGTTTTCGACACTAAACTTCATACCAGGGAAGCGATGTTTTAGCGTTGCCAAGAGCGGTTTGAGCAGCGTGAATGCTCGCATCTCCCGAAACTTTCCAGCGTTGTCAGTGAGGTACCGACGTTCAAAGGGACAGTCTAGTCGCATTTGGATTGTGTCAGATGTGGTCTCATAGAAACCGGAACTTAGAAGCTTGACTTGCTTAACGTCACCATCTCGAGCGATGTTGAAGTATTGAAGACCTGTACAGTCAAAGAAGGAGTAGACGCCAGCAACAACGCGTGTTGTCACTAGTCTACCCTTTTCACCAAGACCATAGATTGGGACTAATAGGTTGTCTCCGAAATACATAACGACAAACCGGATCTCAGGCATCTGTTCTAGCTCGTCGTCATCCTTCTTCTCATCATCTTTGGGACCATACTTCTTCTTCTTGTTGACCCGACGGTTGGCATTCTTACCATCTTTACCCTTCGGATCATCCTTGTTTGTCGCTTCACCATTCAACCCATTGAGTTGAGAGAGCTTCACGACGTTTTTATCGAACCAGCTTGATCTCGGAACATCATGCAAGATGAACCCGGTCAACAACCGATACGAATACGATTTTTTAATATTATGTACAAAGGTTTGTGCTTCGTGCACAAATGGAGTTAATAACTCCACCCTAATAAAATAGGGCGTGAGGCATTGACCTCCGCACCCCTAGATACCAGCGATCCTAAACCCTGATCTCACATATTTTTGTGGGATAACAGTCACGTGAGAAATAGCCTCAACAGCCAAATCTCGCATAACTCTGCCCATGTTTAGGCCAGGTTTCGTACGCATCGCCTCACCGAGTCGTGCAGCCGCGTTCATGACGATTTCATGACCAACTGGGTCTGCTTCACTCGGAGTGAGTGAAGCTCGCGCGACTGAACCAACATACTCGACGTGCATGACGTACTCAACCAATAGAGTGGCGCCAACTCCAACTGGTGGAGCACACGCAATAACAGCAATCGGAATGCCAGTCGCAACTGAACCAATTGTGTTGGTGAAACCATTGATCTCCGTCTCCCCACGTGAAAATGGGTAGCACAGCTCAGAATTTGTATCAAGAACATTGCTTGTATAATTTTGTTCTGCAGTGCAAACGGGGAATATGGTAACCTCAACTGGCTCTTTCGTTACGCGACTATTGCGGGTCCCAGACCAATTTTGGATATCACCAGCTGTTGGCGCAGAGCCAGTCGATCCACCAACCACAGATGTGTTTTCGTGATTGGTTCGGTGGACCGAGGTGAAGATTCCTCCCATGTTCAGTTCAGTTCCTGTGTAGAAAACACGAACACCCATGGAGAGTACTCGACCCTGCAACGAGGTTGCACCGTTCGACAAGCCATTCGCAACCTGCGATGCGGAATACGGAAGTGGGATAGCCTGCGCGGTGATACCTGTAGCATACGTGTTGGTAGCTGTGCAAATGGTGTTGGTGAGTGTGTTATAAGTTGTTCCAGTCACATAAAAAGTAGGTAGGTCCTGACAAATGCAAGGCGCGACGTTTACAAACGCGGTGGCGTTTGTAAAGCTACCAAGACTTGGAATGGAACCATAAATTGTGACTTTATGTGATCCCTGGGTGTTCCCAACCAATCCACAAGCTCCTTGAGCTGCAGGATTGAATGGATCAGATATAGCCATCATCAACTTCTTAGCACAACTAGAGAGGCAATCGAGATTCGGTTTTATTTCAGCCGGGACTCGACGCACCATAGCTTTAACACCCCGTGAGACCTTGGTCATAAGAGCTGGACCCTTCTTCTTCTTCTGTGACTTCTTCTTCTGGTCAGGCACGCCAAAATTTTTGTTTTTTGGCATGCCACCTAAGAGTAATGGAGTCACTCGAATTGATCCATACGTCTCAAGCAAATCCAGGAAAGTTGGTTGCGTAAGATCTTCTAGTTTCTTTCCGCCTAATGTTATGGAGAAGTTTAAAGGGGTTGTGCCAAGTACGGTTAGCTGGTAACGAACCTGTTTCAACAGATTCATAGCGGTCGCGTTAGGAGGTATCCAAAACCAACCGGGAAATGTTTTCCCTGCTATGATCATATTTAACGACACTCCGACAAAGTCATCTCGCGTTTGAGGAGGACAGGCATCGAAGACTATCCTGGGCGCGCGACTCTTTGTCTTCGGCTCATGAACTGGTTTGACCTTTATGCTCGCCAACTCACTGGGAGTTGCTTTCTCTAAATCAATTTTTTGATTTATGAAAGATCGAAATCCAGCCAAAAACTCACCAGCGTTAACAACAATCTTGGGCAGATTTTCACGCTTACGTTGCTTGTTAACAACGGCATAGGCGTGGCGATAATAATTGCCCATGAGTGCTACGGAATACCCATAGGTGTCACTGATTTTTTGGATCACACTCAGCACATTGGGATGCAGGGTTCGCGCGCGACTCTGTCCACGGAGTGGGGTCATAATTGGGCGCCGGATCCGAAATTTCTTGGGCTCCTGTCGTTTAACTCCTCGGCGAGTTTCCTCTAGCTCAGCTTGTTTGTACCCATCATCATCGGAATCATATTCCTCCTCGGATGAGTCATAAACACTGGAGTAGTCATTAATATTCTCAGCGTAAAACTCCATTTCACTCAACATTTTCTCCACCATCTCATCACCTTCATCATTCTGGTCACCTTCATAGGATAACGACTCTTTGGTACCACAAATTCAACAATTGAACGCTTTACGCGTGCCCAAAATTTTGATGAAGTTCGTAGTACCAAAGAGTCGTTATCCTATGAAGGTGACCAGAATGATGAAGGTGATGAGATGGTGGAGAAAATGTTGAGTGAAATGGAGTTTTACGCTGAGAATATTAATGACTACTCCAGTGTTTATGACTCATCCGAGGAGGAATATGATTCCGATGATGATGGGTACAAACAAGCTGAGCTAGAGGAAACTCGCCGAGGAGTTAAACGACAGGAGCCCAAGAAATTTCGGATCCGGCGCCCAATTATGACCCCACTCCGTGGACAGAGTCGCGCGCGAACCCTGCATCCCAATGTGCTGAGTGTGATCCAAAAAATCAGTGACACCTATGGGTATTCCGTAGCACTCATGGGCAATTATTATCGCCACGCCTATGCCGTTGTTAACAAGCAACGTAAGCGTGAAAATCTGCCCAAGATTGTTGTTAACGCTGGTGAGTTTTTGGCTGGATTTCGATCTTTCATAAATCAAAAAATTGATTTAGAGAAAGCAACTCCCAGTGAGTTGGCGAGCATAAAGGTCAAACCAGTTCATGAGCCGAAGACAAAGAGTCGCGCGCCCAGGATAGTCTTCGATGCCTGTCCTCCTCAAACGCGAGATGACTTTGTCGGAGTGTCGTTAAATATGATCATAGCAGGGAAAACATTTCCCGGTTGGTTTTGGATACCTCCTAACGCGACCGCTATGAATCTGTTGAAACAGGTTCGTTACCAGCTAACCGTACTTGGCACAACCCCTTTAAACTTCTCCATAACATTAGGCGGAAAGAAACTAGAAGATCTTACGCAACCAACTTTCCTGGATTTGCTTGAGACGTATGGATCAATTCGAGTGACTCCATTACTCTTAGGTGGCATGCCAAAAAACAAAAATTTTGGCGTGCCTGACCAGAAGAAGAAGTCACAGAAGAAGAAGAAGGGTCCAGCTCTTATGACCAAGGTCTCACGGGGTGTTAAAGCTATGGTGCGTCGAGTCCCGGCTGAAATAAAACCGAATCTCGATTGCCTCTCTAGTTGTGCTAAGAAGTTGATGATGGCTATATCTGATCCATTCAATCCTGCAGCTCAAGGAGCTTGTGGATTGGTTGGGAACACCCAGGGATCACATAAAGTCACAATTTATGGTTCCATTCCAAGTCTTGGTAGCTTTACAAACGCCACCGCGTTTGTAAACGTCGCGCCTTGCATTTGTCAGGACCTACCTACTTTTTATGTGACTGGAACAACTTATAACACACTCACCAACACCATTTGCACAGCTACCAACACGTATGCTACAGGTATCACCGCGCAGGCTATCCCACTTCCGTATTCCGCATCGCAGGTTGCGAATGGCTTGTCGAACGGTGCAACCTCGTTGCAGGGTCGAGTACTCTCCATGGGTGTTCGTGTTTTCTACACAGGAACTGAACTGAACATGGGAGGAATCTTCACCTCGGTCCACCGAACCAATCACGAAAACACATCTGTGGTTGGTGGATCGACTGGCTCTGCGCCAACAGCTGGTGATATCCAAAATTGGTCTGGGACCCGCAATAGTCGCGTAACGAAAGAGCCAGTTGAGGTTACCATATTCCCCGTTTGCACTGCAGAACAAAATTATACAAGCAATGTTCTTGATACAAATTCTGAGCTGTGCTACCCATTTTCACGTGGGGAGACGGAGATCAATGGTTTCACCAACACAATTGGTTCAGTTGCGACTGGCATTCCGATTGCTGTTATTGCGTGTGCTCCACCAGTTGGAGTTGGCGCCACTCTATTGGTTGAGTACGTCATGCACGTCGAGTATGTTGGTTCAGTCGCGCGAGCTTCACTCACTCCGAGTGAAGCAGACCCAGTTGGTCATGAAATCGTCATGAACGCGGCTGCACGACTCGGTGAGGCGATGCGTACGAAACCTGGCCTAAACATGGGCAGAGTTATGCGAGATTTGGCTGTTGAGGCTATTTCTCACGTGACTGTTATCCCACAAAAATATGTGAGATCAGGGTTTAGGATCGCTGGTATCTAGGGGTGCGGAGGTCAATGCCTCACGCCCTATTTTATTAGGGTGGAGTTATTAACTCCATTTGTGCACGAAGCACAAACCTTTGTACATAATATTAAAAAATCGTATTCGTATCGGTTGTTGACCGGGTTCATCTTGCATGATGTTCCGAGATCAAGCTGGTTCGATAAAAACGTCGTGAAGCTCTCTCAACTCAATGGGTTGAATGGTGAAGCGACAAACAAGGATGATCCGAAGGGTAAAGATGGTAAGAATGCCAACCGTCGGGTCAACAAGAAGAAGAAGTATGGTCCCAAAGATGATGAGAAGAAGGATGACGACGAGCTAGAACAGATGCCTGAGATCCGGTTTGTCGTTATGTATTTCGGAGACAACCTATTAGTCCCAATCTATGGTCTTGGTGAAAAGGGTAGACTAGTGACAACACGCGTTGTTGCTGGCGTCTACTCCTTCTTTGACTGTACAGGTCTTCAATACTTCAACATCGCTCGAGATGGTGACGTTAAGCAAGTCAAGCTTCTAAGTTCCGGTTTCTATGAGACCACATCTGACACAATCCAAATGCGACTAGACTGTCCCTTTGAACGTCGGTACCTCACTGACAACGCTGGAAAGTTTCGGGAGATGCGAGCATTCACGCTGCTCAAACCGCTCTTGGCAACGCTAAAACATCGCTTCCCTGGTATGAAGTTTAGTGTCGAAAACATGAAAGCATGTGATGCTTGTGCAAACAAGGACTATCCAGACATCCCGGCTCACATCAAAGCTGATACAATCTTATATCACTTTGAAATGATCCTCGCCAGTGAAGCGTTGTTGCTCTCCAATAATCGAATCACTGCTGAGTTGGCTGGCCGAGAGATGCTCAAGCCGGAGCACGAGCGTACAATAATACCAACGTATGACAGTGCAAATGTTGACTCCTACATTCAATGTGGTGTTGACCCAAAGTTCCAATTCATTACACATGATATTGGTGTTGAAAACATGATTAACGATGACACTGATAATCATATGTTTCAAATCACCAAGAGTAATGGTTTTGAGCTTGACCGACAGCACTCTCTGAGAGGTTACTTCAAGACAAACTTGGTTGCACATCATCGCTGGTATCGTACCACGTTTGTGCAATTCCGAAGTCACATTCCTGAGAAAGTGTTTCAGCTGTATGACAACACCCCGACAACAGCAGTCAATGCACTAGCACGATTGTACAAGGCTCGACCACTCGAAAATGAGCTTCGTTACAATCAGATGCTGCTGACCGATGTTGACTCACTGCCTGAGCTGCTTGAAGTTGTGTCCAACACGAAATATTCTGCAATGATGACCCACGCACGGCATCAGTTTGAAGGAATGAGAGTGTTTGACCAACAATTCATGCTTCTGGTTAATAGCCAGGTTAGGGCTCGTTGGGGTCCTGGTAATTTCGGTTTCCTGAGACGCTTGTTTTATCAAGGGAAATGTTGGGCTTGGACTTTAGGTTGTTTTCCTAAAGCAATCTATTACGCCACAGACTATATCGCTTCACAGCTTTATAATGGTGTTCTAGACCTGTGCAACACTCGCAGGAGTTTTGCTGAGTCATCGCTTAAGCAAAAACTCTATCTCCGTTATTTTCGTGAGATGTTCTCTTGGCACTCTGAAGAGCCAGTTCCGGTTGGTGTCCAACCTGAGCTTAAAGTCAAGTTTGAGACCGGTAAGGTTGGCAAACTTGCTAGACTCTTTGTGTCCTATGGAGGCGCCATAATGTTTGGAGGCTGGGTATACAACTATCTCAAGAGTGTGTTGTGCCGCACGTGGTACAACAAGTTGTACTACAGTTCGAAACATGAGATCTACAAGATGCTTGGGGATCTCCCTATGAGCACCGAGTGTGACGCAGAATTCCCAGCATCCGGTAACACATGGATCGATGACAACTCAACAGAGGTTGGTTTGCACACAAGAAGCTTCTCTGATGATCTTGAAGGTGTGCTTGTTCGTCGGGGGAAGCCAAGAATGTTGTTCACGTTTGACATTCGGTCATGTGACACAACGAACGGACCTGGCAATTTCCTGCTACTCGGAGAGCAACTAACACAGGTTGGTTTGTTCAAGACTTTCAGTGGTTTCATGCATGTGCTTAGACAACCATTACGCTTGACCAACCCAATTGAACGCTCTGAGTACATAGACATAGAACCAAAGACTATGTTTATGGGTTCGGGTGATGGTAGTACCACCCACGCAAACAACATCTACCAGTCCAACAATGTCCTCTGTATGCAATCAGCACTTCACGTCGCTGAGCATATAGGATGGCGCTTTCCCGATAGTGATGAGAAAGTGTTTCTAGATGACATGGACAACAACCAGGTGATCGCCATGTTCGATCACGCCATCTCCTTCAATGGATGTACTGGCGAATTCAGTATCAAATTCAACAATGAAGAATCTGATTTTCTGAAAACATTCGCTTGCCGCTCTAAATGCGGTGCTAGCACCTCCATGCTTTGCTTGGGGGCTGTCCTTCGAAATTTCGGTAAAGTCCGTGGTGATTTAGACGCCACACAACTTGGAGTTTCCACCAGTGTTTTCGCGAAAATGAGTAACACTGAGCGGGCAGAACGTTTCCTATCTGGGGTGGTTGCAGGTTTATGTAATGAACCACGCAACATCGTCCTCGATGCGCTTCGGCTGAGATTCAAAGTCCCAGCAAAGAAGATCAACGAGAGATACTGGGCTGATGATGATCGGTCCCACCTTGAGATCTCACTCGAAAGTCTACAATGCCGCTATGGCTGCACAGATTACGAGTGGGTTCAGCTAGCAAAGGAAATAGAGAATATGGTACTGGGAAGTGTTATCTCACACCCAGTAATTACAGCCATATTCGCTAAAGACTACTCTCTTTAGAGTAGCCACAGTTTTACTGTGAGCGCCTATCAGCGCTATATAAATTATTAAAGCGCTTATCCGCGCTATATAAAAAACTTAAATGGTTTGACCAGAATGATGAAGGTGATGAGATGGTGGAGAAAATGTTGAGTGAAATTGAGTTTTACGCTGAGAATATTAATGACTACTCCAGTGTTTATGACTCATCCGAGGAGGAATATGATTCCGATG